AAGGTTATGGTATCCGGCAAGAAGCTGATCGACTGCCTCTTTCTTGTTGGCTTTGTCTGTTTTGACAACGTGAGCAAGGCCGAATTTGTTTTTCATTAGATCGGACAGTATCTTAAACTGCCGCTCGATAGGCATATTCTTACCGATTGCGGGGGTTATTCCGGCATCTCTGAACGCCTGTCCTTGGAGCGAGGAGAACCGCCGCATTGAGACTTTATCAACGAGCGTTCCAGGTTTCTCGGTGCGCTGGCTATCGAGGTCTGATACTGCGAGTACGGAATCTTCCGTAGTTTCCACAGTTTCTTCACTAGCCACCTCGGCTCGGCGCGTTCTTTCAGCATCATCTAACCTTGCTTTGATTGAGGCTGTATCTGCTTCTTTAAGACCTTGGCCGCCTCTCTGAACGCGGGGTTTTTGTACTTGTTCGCCACTCTGTTTAGGGCGTTTGCCAGTGCCATCTGTCTCTTGGAGGAGTTTTCCTTGATTTGGGTCATCTTTCTTTCCACCCTTTGCTCTTTTTTCAGCTTCTACTCTCGCCCTTCGACTGCTCTCTTGTATCAGTCCGGCGGGTGTTGTGTTGTCAACAAACATTCCAGCACCTTGAGCAGACATATTCTGTGCTTCTTGTGAGAAAAATTCCAGTAGTTCTGTAATTTCTTTTTTTGATTTTGCTCTGCCAAATCCATCTGTATAAAAAGCTGTAACCAAAGCCTGTGTTTCTGGTGACATTTCAACGCTGCCAAACATGGATTGTTGGCCTAATATGTCTACTAACGGTTTCTGGTCTTTTCTTGCTTGCGCAATAACTTGGGCTGCTTCAACCATGAATTGCGTAACATCAAACTCTGGCGCTACCTCACCGTTTTGTATTCTGCTTTTAAGGATGGCTAGTTTAGGCGCAGCGGCTAAGTAAGCATCCCCGATTGATTTTACTTTATTATCTGTATCCTCAAGAAAAGTCGCCAAGATAGAAGTGTCATTATACGCAGACGCTAAAATAGCAGCATTTATCCTGTCCATGCCTGGCTTTGTTAGCAGACCTTGACGGGTCATAGACCCACGTTCTGATTCCGCTACTGTTCTTTGGATAAACGTATTTACAAAATCTTGGTTAGCTGCCGAATCAAGTGATGATTCCGGTCTATACAAATCAAAAATATCTATCCCTATATTTTTAGCGTCTTTCCTTGCTGCCTCTGTAGCAGAAAACGCTGCTTGTGATGGAGCGTTAGATATGTCTGCAAACTTAGACAATTCTTGGGAAGTCATGTCCTGATCGAGCATCATTACAAGAATAGGCGTTTCGTAATTTTGGTCGCTTGTTCCATAACCTTCGATTGTTTGTTTATAATTTGCGTACTGGTCTGGGTACTCATTTTTAGCAAGTTCAAGAGACAAAACACGACCATTGCCAGATATTATTGTGCCATCCCTTGCAATGATTGGAGCGCCAAAGCTGGTGACGGGGCTTTCCATCAGCTGCGCTGGGTCTAAGTCTTTAGCCCTTTCTCGGACACCAACATCACTTTCTTTCGTGGTTCTGTCTCTTGGCTGGAAAATACCTTTAGCTTGTTTTAAGTCAGCAAGGTCTATGATAAATGGTTTTACCTCTACTGTTTGCTCACTGTTTGGTGTGCGAATAGTTAGCGTCTTTTGCTGCCCATCAGTATCAGCCACCGGCCGTGCAAACGGAATAACCGGCTGGGCTTGCGGGTTCGCTTGCTCGGCTGCTGGTGCTGGTTGGGCTACTGGCTGAACAGCTGGTGCTGTCTCGGCTGCCGGTGCTGCCATTTCTTCTTGCATAAACTCGATGGCTTGCTTTTTCTGGCTTGCGCTATCCATCCAGAAGCTAGGCTGTTTTTCTAGTTCTGTGCCAGCCTCGTCAACCTCGACCCATCCTTCGTCATCAACGTGGGTTATATATCGTGTGTTTGTGCCGTCACTGATCGCTGTTAAGGTTTCTCGCGGATCGGTGCTTGGCTGGCCACCAATCATTTGTGGAACAGTTTTAGACGTAAACACTTGCTCGGCTGCCGGTGCTGGTTCAACTGCAACTGGCTCGACTACTGGCTGTTCGACTACCGGCTGTTCGACTACCGGCTGTTCGACTACCGGCTGTTCGACTACTGGAGCAGCCTCCGCTGCTTGCACTGGTGCAGCAAACTCTTCGGCTCTTTGTATTGCGTCAAGCAATAGCGATCCAGTAGGCTCACCTTCTGTTTTAACCTCGGTCAGCTGGGCGTTAGCTGGATTTAACATATCCGCAGCAATAAACCCTGCCACAGTCTTTTCATCGTCAGAAATCAGCGGGTCGGGGGTTATGGCTGATTGAACACCACCGACTGTTTCAGTGCCAGTTTGTACGCCAAGCCTTATACCTCCACCAACAACGGCTCCGGCCGCCATAGATTCTTTGAACCTTGTCCAGACTTCGCCTTGCTTAAAATTCTTGCCTACGGATGCCTCAAGGCCAATACCAATACCTTCTTGCGCACCTTCAACAAGACCTTCGGCAACCATACCACTCAGAACGGCAGCGGCAATTCTACCGCCGAAATGTTTACTTACTTTTTCGGCAAACCATTTTCCACCTAGCTTGCCAACCAATTCCTTTGGCATCCCCTTAACAAGAATACCCAAACCGACATTCTCTAAAAATCCCGCAACCAAACCGCCGCTGGAAGCCAAGGCTAATCGCTTTTCTTTCGACAGCCCTTTAATTTCCTTTAGGTTTGTGTTGTATTCCCCAGCCATTAACAGCGGAGACATCCAGCCGCCGGTCGCCAAACTAACAAGCATTGGCTCACCTGACGATCCCAAGCTGGTCTTTGCCCAATCTAAAAAATCACCAAAGTTGTCAATGTCATCAGTGGTCATCTGGCGATAACCCATAGCTTTGGCCTGATCCATCAGCCTTGTAGCGTCTTGCTTTGCCGCAGCTTCCGCAGCAATAGATGCTTTTTCGTTAGCGTTTTCTGGAAGCGGAGCAGCGCCAAAAAACTCTCTGATAGGATTGACCACAGGCAACGCGGCGTTTTGCATTGTCTGCATCATTTGCATAGGCGCGGTTTCTCTCAAAACACTTTCGGCATCCGCAACAAGATTCTTAACATTGCTTTGCGCTGTATCTCGACCAAACGCAACCGCTCTGCCAAAATCCCTGTTAGGATTAAACAGCCCAGCATCGGCCCGTTCTTGGGTAGCCATCGGTTGCTGTTCTATTGCAGACATTTCATTTTGGACAATCTGTGCGTTATCGACCGGCAGCGGGTTAAACACACTAACCGGATTAACGCCATCACGACCCAGCTGGACAGGCGCAACCATAGCAGATGGCGCTGGCTGCATGGCCATTGCGTTTTCAATGTTGTTCGATGTGTTGGCCTGTTGCGTTACCTGATTGGCTATCTCAAAAGCATCTGGCGGCGGGGTTAGTATGCCGTCAGCCTTTGACTTAAAAGCATTGTTTCTTGCAATCTGTGCGTCAATAGGGTCTACCGGCGACTCCACCGCTGTCAGTGATGAGGGAGGAACACCATCATTGGGCGATGCCGCCGGTAGCTTGTCAATCGAATCCAACAAAAGTGAGCCAGTTGATTTGATGGCTTTTGGTGCGGGTTTCGCATTGTTTTGGCTGTCAATAAGATCAAGCAACAAAGACATAAAATGTTATCCCAAGATAATTGCAATTTGTTCTGCACTGAATCCGTACTGATTAAAAAGCGCTGTAATTGAGTTCAGAAATTTATCAGGTTGATTGGCTTTAAGCGCTCTGATTGCTTTATCGTTTTCTACATTGCCAGTAGTTGCATTAAGCTCATCAAGCAAAAAGTTTGGCACATTAAATGTATCGTCATAAATTCTGCCAGAGTTAGGCACTTCAAACTCAGTAAATCCTCTTGATAATTTTTGAGTTATGAACGCTTTTGCTTTTGGTATGCTCTTTTTAGCGCCCATAGCTGACACTGACGCATTGACTAGCTGGTTGACGATTGTTGCAGCATTAGACATTCCATCAATTACATTTTCGGTGTCTTGTTCATCGATAAAATTTCTCAACGCGGTATCGTCACTTGGGGAAACTGCAAAATCAACGCTTCCACTGCCTCTAGTGCTGGCATCTTTTTCATAACCAGCGCCCTTAATGACACGCTGGCCGTCAGCGTTTGGCTCAACGCCAAGCGCATCAGCCGTAGCCTCATCCATGTAGACATCGCCCTTGCCTACTGTGACCTTTACATCACCAGGTTTTTCGCCGCCATCTAAGATATACAGCCCTTTGTATTCGCCCTCTGTCTGGATTGGGATTTTAGCTTTCTTGGCGCTAACCGGATCAATAACAAGGATTTTTCCAGGCTCTATAGTAAACTCAACAGTGCGATTGTCGTGCTTGTAGCGAACAGTCGCATCGGCAGCTTTGTTCTTGTCACGGTCAACACCAGCTTGCACATCATCACCGTATTTACTTGCTTTCAGTTCATTGTCGGCCTTGTGGATGTTCCAGCGTTCCTTGGCAGCGGTCAAATCACCGGCAATCGCTTTTGTTGTTGCGTTGTCGCGTTTGTTGTTTCTATCGCCTTGGCCGTCCTCTCCAAACCTTGCTTCGGTTTCGTCTAATTTCCCCTCAAGTGTTTTTGCGTTTTTGTCCAAATCTGCGGTTAAAGCATTTGCAATTTCGGTGTCAGCTGCACCAGCATCAAAGTATTTTGTTGGGTTTAGCCCTTTGGCTATTGCGCCACGGCGTATTGCATCAGCATCGCCACCAAATATCATGCTTTCAGCCACACGACTTGCACCAGCATCACCAAACACTTTTGCGGCATTTGCCATTTGCTGTGCAGTACCGCCACTTCCAAGAAATGTTTGTGCTAAATTACTAGCGGCGGGTGTTCCTAATCTCATTTGGCTAGAGGATGGCGGCCCCATAAATTGAGGGGATATTGTGTCTAGCCCCATCGCATTTGCCACAACACCTTGATATTGCGGTTGATTAATAAGAGCATTACGAGCAGTATTTACAAGCCCTGTTTGTGTTGTGTCCTGTTCGGTGCTTCTTGTCTGCGCATCCCGATAGTTAGCAAGCGCAATCGCAGCATCATCAGAAGCGCTACCAAGCATGGCCTTACTTAGTGCGCCACCTATTCTGGCCAGATCATTAGAAAAATTGTATGCGTTTCTTTTCATATCCTTGCCCTCACGCTTTTAACCCATAACCAGTGCTTACACTTCCAGCCATTTGCAGCACGTCACCAAGCGGTGAATGTGCTTGGTTCTTAGCGTTTCTAAGTTGAGCGTTAAGAACATTTGCGTTACCAGCCATCATGTTCCCCATCATCTGACCGGTTTCAGCTGATCGGTTCATTTGTGGATTGATGGTATTAGCCAAATAATCACCAAAGCCTTGTAAATTGGCCAACGCATCGTTTTGTTGTTTGTTAAAAGCGGCAGCATTAGCAAGTTGAGTATTCATTGCATTACCGATAATTGCTGGCGCACCAGATGATATTGGCAGTGTATTAGTAGGCATGTTGGTCGTATCATTAAACAACGCAGCCAGACGATTAGTCGCCTCGCCCTGACCGGCTCCAAAGTCTTGTTGCTCAAACATTCCTCTTGTATTATCGACCGCATCCCTGCCCTCAGTTTCAAGCGCAAGGTTCTTTTGGCCGTATTCATCAACGGCCACTTCTGACATTCGATTAGCCCTGTTTGCTGCTTGATTTTTTAAGTAAGCCCCGCCAACAGTAGCAGCGATTCCTATTGCTAAAGGATTACACATTTACACCACCCTTATACTTTTTGAGCCAAACGGGCTTGAAATACCCGTGTTTGTTACCGGTGTTATGCTGCCAGTTTGCGGAGCGCCGGTCACTGATTGCGGGGCTACATTTGCAATCGGATTAGCTGGCGCGGCCACTTGATTATAGCCTTGGAAGAAATTTAACCCACCTTTAGCGCCTGGTGTTTTTAGCTTGTCTATGTCTTTACTAAAATCAAAAGCATTAATAGCAGCCGTTTGGGCATCAACATCAGCTGCCGTGGTTGCACCGCCAGCCAATGCTGCCAGCTGATCGCCCAAAGCGGATTGTCTTTTGGCAATTTCATCACGTTTTGCTTGAGCATATTCGGATGCGCCTTGACCTATACGCTCCATTTCAGCCGCTTTTGAGGTATCAAGACCGGCAATCGCTGCATCGACATCACTTTGTTTGAGCAAGCCCTGTGCCTTAAAACCATCATAAATGCCCCGCAATGAAGCGTCATAGCCTTGTGTAAGTAGTGGGTTTTGGAAATCTCTATAAGCTGATTCTAAATCACCATAAAAATCATTATTGAATATGCCAAAAGCATTTGCCAGTGCAGACTGTTGATTGCCTAGAGCGGCAGCCCGTCTTTGTCTTGCAGCTGCTAGTTCTGCATTGCGCATTGCACCCGCATTGCTTTCACCCGCTCCGTCATTGCCTCCACCAAAAGGGCCGCCTGGTGGGCTTATTGTATTAAACCTATTATCGCCCGTGTAAACTTGTGGCGTTTGACCGCCGTTTAACATTGTTCCTAAAGCGGTCAAAGTACCAGGCATTGCATCAGACTCATACCCTACTTGCTGCCCATAGTTGGGGTTGGCAACCTCCTTGTAAGAATTGTTAAATGATCCGCTGCCGTCGCCCTTTCCAGCCCCAACATACTGGCTAATTGTTTCCCGCGTATCAAAAACAGGAGTACGCATTTCAGACCCGCTTGGGTCGAGAAGGCCGCCAATCCCTGATTTTGGAGCCGAATACGCCCCTGCGGCCATACGATCAGCTGGGTTCATTTTTGAATAATCGTCCTTGCTGTCGCCGCCCTCTGCATCACCAGACATATTAGCCTCCTAATGAATTGTTACATTGGACGTAAAATATCCAATGCGATTGTTTTTAAGACCACGTTTGAAAAACGCTTTACGGCAATGACCTTTGTAATGAAGGTCAAACCATTTCTTTGTGCTGCGCACCATTTCTCGCACACCGCCAAACGGAGCCACCATGTCAATTATCCATAGCTGGCCTTGTTCCGGTGCGGTTATCCAATCAATCGGCTGCAATATTCTTGTGCCGTTGATGTAACCGCTTTCGGCTTCTGGTGTTAGAAAAGTCCATGTCATAAAGCCGACTAATTCCTCTGTTTCATCGTCAAAGTAACATCGCGCTCGATCGTGATAGACGGCCGGAACGATTAGCCTGTTAATGTCAGACGCACTATATCGGCGGTGAAACTTACTTTCGGACATTAAGGCGACCACCTCGCCAACAATAAAATCATCTGAAAGTTGCACAGCTAACATCATCCCACATTCCTTGCTGATGATTCGGGTGCAAAAAGCCCTGTTGGATAACGTGCTTTAGTTCTTCGCTCCAAGTCAGCTTGCGTTGCCAGACCTTCGGCTGCCGAGGCAAATAAATTAGTTATCGGATCAAATACCGGCACTTCGTTTAATTGCTGGGCGCGGGTCAAAGCATTAGCCGATGCAAGCGCTGGATCAGCCATATTCATATTTTGGCTTTGTAGCCCACTTCTAGCAGCTTCAATGTCAGCCCTTGCCTTGTTTGAATAATCTTCAGCGGTAAGATTCATCTTACGGGTCATCTCGCCAAGCTGCTTTTCCAACCGCCCTCTTCGCCGCGCTGCTATTGAAGATTGTGACAAATTGCTTGCAGCCAGAGTCTTGCGCAATTTTTCAAAGGCATCTTGGTACTGCTCATTAATTTGAGGCTGCGCATAGCCAGTGTAAGCCTCGCGCCGACCTTTGAAAAAATCATCGTCAAACTGGCTAAAGGTATCGTTTATAGCTTTATTGCCAGCCCGTATTCGGCCTTGCCGTTCTTCCTCTTGGCGTTTTCTTTCGGCTGCACCGCCGTCACCGCCACCGCCACCCATGCACATTACGCTACTACTCCTGGTTTATGCCACTTAACAGAACCCTGCTCTGATTGTGGCTGCCTTACATAAGAAAAGTTAATAAAGTCCTCGCCATTACAGCCGTATCCTCTCAAGACACTCTCTTCTTCCAGACCTAAAAACTTCAACCAATTATGCACACTCTCGTATCCCACTATTGATTGCGCCTCGACCCTGTGCGCACCGGCATTATCCAACGTAGGTATTATACTCTTTATGATGAGTTTTGTCAGCGAAAGGTGGATTTTGTAGAACTGGTCAGTCGCAAAAAGCCCCATATTCCACACACCCCTGCGCTGCGGTATGTAGGTAAACGCGGCAATGCCTCCGTGTTCCTTTGTTCCGCATACAATGCTTGTTTCAGAACGTGACCAAGATCGTGCAATTTCATCAGCCAGATCATGCCGGTTATCGGTAAAACTTAATGCCGAACACTCGTCATAGTCGCGCTGCCTCATGTTAAGAGCAATGTCATAAAGAGCGCCAATGCTTGCTCGATGCCAGATCAAGATGCGTCACTCCCCTCATAATGTACAGCTACATTGCCTAACTTTGCTGCACCAGCCTGGGTACAAGTAAATTTAGGGGCTATGTGAGTTGAGTACCCTGTCATCGAGACTCGGCCAAGGCCGTAGGTCGTCCGATTGACTGTCGCAATATCTTGCAAAATTGTTATATCTGTTGGGTCAGTTGCCGCCTCAACATCCCATTGATTTGTACAAGTCACATCTATGCCAGTAAAATCCTTGCTAGTAGCCGGTGCGCTGGCATCCAAAAATGGCATTTGCACTTCTACTGTAGCATTATCGTAAGTGTTGCCGTTTTCACCACCAAGCGAATAGAGGCCATCCCCGCTGCGGCAAAGTATTTGGCTGCCATCATAAGCCCAATTATCAATGGCAAATCCTGGCTCATAGGTTGACCACGCCGAAACTTTTGATGATGGAAAATAGCTAAAGACAAAAACTGTGCTGCCAATTGCCAACAAATATCTGCCAGTACGGGGGTCTAATATCCCCTGCGCCTCGGTTCCTGACGCAGTATCAGCATTAACAGCTTCAATAACAGTTTCATCAATCGGGTTGCCAATGTCTCCGACAAAGGCGGCATTTGAAGAATCTCTTGCTCTAAGGCTTCGGACACCCGACACACTAAGATAGAATACGTCATTGTCGCCAAACTCCACTACTGATTGCGGAGCCATCGTACCAGTGTTACTTAACACTTGAACTTGCTGGTTAAGGCTTTCGTCTGCACTTACAAACCAAATCTGAATGGCTTGCTGTGCAAAAACCGCAATGTTGTCAAAATAGTTGGCAATCGCTTGCAAATCTTCAGAGCCAGAGGCGTTGTTTGAGAGGTTAATAAAACCAGCACCAGCTGATCCGTCATTCCATTCGGTAGGGTCATTTGTTCCGCTAAAATGCAGTAAGCTATCAGACAGCGCATACATTTTTGTTTTTACCGGACGAATAAAACCTCCTGGTGTGTAACCGTTTATAGAACTGTCAGTTGCGCCGCCGTCCAAGAAATTTTGGCTTGTCGGGCTAAATGCTGTTGTGACATTGCCAGCAACGCTCACGACAATTACAAAATTGTTAAATGATGTGCCGGACGCTTTAGAAATAATATTTACGTCAGCGCCAGTTGCGGTTGCTTCATACTCTGGCGCAGAATTGAAATCATTTATAGCATCAGCCACTAGGGATGCTGTAGCTGAATTAGATGTAGCCCAAGGAATTTGGGCAGGGATAATGTTAATTCCGTTGACTGTAATATTTGTAACAGCGTTATCTACACCACCAGACATATTGTTAATGGTGCTTACGCCAGCTGCGCCGTTTGTTTGAACTGCAACAACAAAGCCATTTACGGCTATGCCTACTGTAACTGACGTTATTGTAATAACCGCTCCAGAAGCAGACGCAGTGTAATTAGGATTGGTTGTTGCGGCATTTATTGCGTTAACAACATTAGTCGCTGTAGTGGCGTTATTGCCGGTATGAGCAACAGATGTAGAAATAAGGTTTACGTTGTTTACCGTAATTGTTCTTATATCATCGCCTGGGTTTGCTGTACCGGCTGAAATTGTAAACGACCCAGAAGCCGCCGTGCCGCCTGCCGTGCCGCCTGTTATCTGTATTTTAGCCCTAGCCCTGCCATCGAACCAATCCGTAATTCTTGCGCCATTGTAATAATGGTAAATTCGGCCGTCAGCAAACTGCGCAGCCGCATACACTTGTCCATTAAAGAAGTCAGTGGCCAGCACTTTTGTCAAAGCTGTGCCGCTTGGATGTTGCAACCGCACATAGTTTACGTTTGCCGGAGTGTTGCTAGGAAATGTGACGGCTGATGCCGCCTGATGACCAAACACATAAATTTGTCCGTTAGCAGCTGCAAGACCGGTTGTATTGGTTGGCAATGTGCTTAGAGACACAAACGCTGGTCGTTTTTCTATTTCACCGCCCCGTGTAACATGAGCGTTTTTGATAGAAACTAGAGTTCCAGGCAAGGCAGTCACGTTTGACCGCCTTGTGTCTAACCCGCCTCTAAAATCTTCGACCAGTATATATGGCATATTTTAACTCGATGCTATAAGCGGTGGGTTTCTTGGGCGATAAAGACCTTCTGGCTCACCGCCGCCAATAATAAATGTTTCTGATTTTGCTAACCGCGCTTTTAGCCGTGAATAATGGGCTTGCGCTTGCGCTAGTTTGTTTTGAGAGTCAGCTTGCTTTTGCCTCGCTAACATTTCAGCTGCGCCGTACAAAACAATAAGCTGGTCGTCCAAGTCGGCTTTATCGCTATCGTTTATTAAGCCGCCAAGGTTTTTGATGCCGTGCAAACGAATCATGCCGTCACCGGTTAATGGGTCACTATTAGCGGATGGCACTGGCCACATTTCTATTTGATCGTTTTCAGATGCGTCATAGCGCTGTATAGGGCTTGAGGTTTTTCCTCGATCGCTGTCATACTGGTTGTATTGGGCAGCACCTACGCCATACTCGACCTTTTCCCAATAATCCCCACGCTTAAACTCAACACGCTCGATACGCTCAAACACCATATCGGCTGGCAAATCGTAATACCGCTGATTTTGTGAAATTGTAAGATCGCGCATTACTCTTAAAAAAGGCCATGCGTAATCATCCCAAAGCCTCCTTTGTGTTCTTTGAATAACATTAATCAGCACATCCCTAGTTGATTTACCGAGGTTTGGCTCAAGTGAATGACCAATTTCAGATCGCAAATCATTTATCAGGATTGCTAGGGTTGTGCCTCTTGCCATTATTTACTCCTCGGTTGTGACCCACGCCTCGTTCTCGTCAGTCGTTGGGTCGTCTGCAACGAACGCTCCCTTCGCCGTCCTAGCACGTTTTTTGGTTGTTTTTTTGGCTGCTTTTTTGGGGGCTTCTTTTGAGTCTCTAAGCCACATTTTATCCATATAGCTTTCTTCCACTTTTGCATCTGCAAGAGTTGCGGGAACCTCGCCAAACTTGCCAAAAACTTCTTCAACCTTTTCATCATTATAAAGTTCTCCTAGCCTGTTTCTTTCAGCATCGGAATCATGGTCAAACGATCCTGTTGGTCTAATTTCAGAAACAGCTGTTTCGCCATGAATGGCGCGGAGAAGCACAATCTCCGGTGCGGTGACATAATCTTTAGTAATAGTGTGAGTAATATCAGAGCCTATTGCTAAAGCTACAAAATGGTAATCCATGTTTTCCCTCTTTTCATAAAAGCAAGGGAGCAGCCATAAGCTGCTCCCTTTTGTTGTTAGGCGATCTCGTAAACACCGTGGCAATTAAGCTGCGATGCTGTGAGAACAGCCGTGGTTGTGATTGCGCGATACATGACGTACTGCGTAGCCGGACGGGCTGGCGCATGACGCTTCATCTTCTCACCATCCATGTAATAAAGACATAGCTTGCTCGGATCGATGATGTAACAGCGCTTTGACGGGTCTTTGCCAGAAATGGTCAAATCATCAAGTGATGGGTCGTATTGGAAAACGAGGCCGTTATACGCAATCTCACCCACTGAAATATCCTGACGATTAGCAAAACCGGTGTTGCTGTAGTTGCCGTTGCGGCGTAGTTCGTCAGCAAGACGATCTAAGAACGCAGAACCACAAACAGCAATAGTTGGCTTGCCACCAAAACGCTTTAACTGGCGCATTTCAGTGTGCAGTGTTTCAATTAACTCTTGGCCAGTAGCCGAGGTTGTAATTGCAACATTTGCGCGGTTTCTCCACCATGTATTTGTTACAGTAGAAAGACCACCAACAGTTGTACCGGACGCAGCAGGGTTATCAACAATCGCTGAACGGATACCAGCAAGTGCGGTTGCACTACCGGAACCATCTCCGTACAACAATGTGTTCATGCCTCTGCTATAACCTTCCATCATATCATCCAGCTTATCCTCAAGAAGATTTGCTAGAACGTGGCTATCACGGCCAGAATGATTAGAAGTTGATGCACTATTAAGTGAATCGGTAACACTAATTCCGTCCTTTTTCAGTTCGGTTAGTGTTAGCGAAATGCCGGAATGGTGTTCTTTCCAAGCATAATTCACTCGGTTAATGTTAGCTGGGTTTGCATAAGACACTGTATCGTTATGCGTATAACCAGCAACAGTTGTGGTGTATGTGCCTTTTACCGCAAGAGAAACATTCTCTTTACCGCCTGGAAAAGTCTTTGAGCCTTTGTCCATTGCAGCAAGAAGAGGTTTATCTTGAAGCGAGTTAGCATACACCTTGCCTTTATCGATATAGTAATCGAGTGCGGCGTTGGCGATATTCGCCAATTCGGCTGAAGAAAATGCCATTTTAGTTTACTCCAAAATTAGGAGGAGCCAGCCGCTACGGCGTTTTGCACTGCTTCCAACAGGCTTTTAGGTTCCGCAACAGGAGTTCCACCAAGTTTACCACCTGATGCCGTGCGTATTGCCCTTTTTGTTCCTATTCGCGCCTTAAACCTCTGGTTCACCGCTTCATAGGCTTCATTAGCCATAGAAATCGCATCCTCTTCAGTATTTGGACTGCCACGCTCAGAAACTAAGACCCTCACACGATCATCAATCTCATCTTGTTTGAGGTCGTAATCGGGATCGTTTTGACGGGTTTGATCTTCCCAAGCAGTAACAGTTCTGGCTAAATGATTTTTATGCTGTTCGCTTTGTGCATTGTTTTGCTGCGTCAGCACTCTGTCATTTATCCGTTTTTGGTTGTCTGCCTCTGCTCTCGCTCTCGATAACTCCCTACCCGCATCCTCGTCCATAAATCCATCATCGACCTTATTACGAATGTCGTCTGGCAGCACTTCACCGGTTAATTCGCGTAAAGTATTAACAAAAGGGGTTAATGCTTCTAACGCCTTGGCCGGATCATTTTTCATTAATGCCATGATTTGTAAGCCCGTTTGCGCTTCATCTGCATTAATGTTGTTGTGGCTTAGATAGTTCGTAATCTTATTAAACTGATCTGCGCCGTGCTTAAATTCGTTCTTCTCGGCAATGACTTCTTGAAAACGCTTATACGGAACGGGAGCCTTGTCTGATGCTTCTTCATTATCAACATCATTTGATGCTGCTAACGGTTCTGCATCCCCGTCATCTTCTCCTTCAACTTCCTCAATTTCGGATTGCGATTCCGCTTCCTCCGGTTCTTCGACTTCCATTGCTGATTGCACAACGGAAAGCAAATCCTCTTCGGTTTCGCTGTCTGCGCTAGACGTAGGCGCTTCCTGATCTACTGCTAGATCAAGTTCGTCTTGTGTTTGTGAGTCAGAGGACGAATCTAACTCTTTTGGCTCATCAACCATTTGCGTCCCTTTCTTAATACATTCTAGCCTTGTTGGTCGTAAGTTTCAACAAAACGCTATTGATTATTACCCATAGGCGGCAATGAACCAGCCGATTGAGCATTTAACATAGGTGCATTGGATGCCCCTCCCGATGGTGCGCCAGCTAGTGCCGGATCACCCGTACCCTCACCCTGCGACTGATTCATAGCCACAATGCTTGGTATTTTTTCTACAATCGCCTGTGTAATATCCAGCTTGTCATCGAGGCGCTTCAACAATTCCTTGGCCAACCAACTTGGGTCTATGCCAGGAATTTGCAGTAAGAATGGCATGATACGCTCGATGTTCTGTAGTTCAGCTGCACGGTTTGGCTTTCCTGTCGATCCAGCTTCAATTTCAAGAAAAACCTCTTCCATTATTTCTTCACGGGTCATTTCCGGCCATGTTGCGCCTTGCCCAACTATCTTTTTAACTTCTTCACCCGACATTTCGTAAAGCATAATCTGCCCAGCTGCCCTAGCAACTTCCGACATAAAGCTATCGAGGTCATCAATATTAGCGCCAAGGCTGGACATACGGCTTGACTCGGCAATGCTAGTTTCTGTAGCCGTAGCCTTGGAAACACCGCCAAAGTTAGCTTCTTGCGATCCCACTACCAGCTGCACATCGTCAAATATTGTGCGAACCTCATACAAATTTGGGTCAATTCCAATTTGCTGAACCGGCTGAATAACGTCATTTACTTTTTGACCGGATGCCAATGCTTGCAGTTCGATCACCGCATTTGCTGGATGAGTAGCCAGCTTTTACTTATCGGCATCCTCTAGCATACCGGCTGGCGCGGCATACTTTGGCCTGTTTGCCCGTCTATGCTCTCTCAATCCCTGCCGTGCGCGATTGTACTCGTTCTGCATTGGCATAAGAAGTTTAATATCTGACGGTGGGAACAGCACATCCTTATGCTCAACCTCATTAAACACCAGCGGGAAGATCGGGAAAAACCCTTCGACTTTTACATCAGGAGCCATCGGCTCTCGTAAGAAATCGTCATATCCGTCAGCGACACAATATTGCAGCCCACTTTTCTGATCGTAATATTCGTAAACTAACACCAGCCCTTCTTTTTGATGCTTGTTAATATCCACTTCGCCGTAGGCTTTTCTCTCGTATTGCGCATCCGACATCAAACGACCTTTGACATCGTAGGAATTATAATCGTTCTTGAGGTCTACACCGTAAATCTCTTCAACATCATTTGGTGTAAGATACATTTCATGCGCTATCCAGTTTGCACCAACAAACCCGCGCAGCTGGCGACACATTGGATCAATGATAATGCTGCTTGCTTCTGGGAAATCAAACAGCAATCCCTCACGCACGATCATCATTGGTTCTTCAGTTAGTGCTTTAAGCGAGAGCATTAGTTCTTCGATCTGCGGATCATCTTCTTCAATATCGCCCTTTGCTGCACCTTTGGCTATGCGCGAAATATAATCAATTTGCGCTTGAACATCGGCTATTTGGGCAGAAACCTCTGGCATCCTGTCCATATCGCGCTGGAAGCCAACCTTTACATAACCCACACCGCAAGTAATTACCCTTCGCACCAGCCCTTTCATTTGTGACTTAAATGACGGGGTTTGCTCATTCATAAAATAATCAAAAAGCTGCTCTAATGTTTTTGCTACATTATCGAGCATTTTGCGGTGATTTTGACCGGCCATATAATCTTGGATGATTGCTTGAGCCTCAAAAGGCACAGGCAAGTTAGCTTGAGCGGCAGTTTGTGATGCCTGATAGGCCATAGCAAGTGAGGTTTCTTCACCATCCCAAATAGCATAATCCATCCGGTCGCGTCTGGTCGCTACCGCTTGCGGGTTTTTTGCGTAAAGGGAGGCTGTTCGCTGTTGAACATGACGCTGCAAAATGTTGGCAACATAATTAGTGTCGTTCCATTCTGCATCATCAAATCCCTTGAGCGCAGCGTCCATATCCTTAAACATTTGCTTAAAAGGCTTTTCATGGAACGCTTTTGCAGTCTTAATTCGGGCAATCAAGTCCGATACAAGTGCTTTACGGCGCTCGGATGGTTCCGGTTTCTTTTCTTCAACAACCGTCACTTCCATAAAATTGTCTTTTTCCATCACCAGCCCCCTGTTGTGCTGTGGATTCGCTCATGCCTTTTGCGCATTTCAGAATCCCATTTAACCCAAGCAAAGGTTCCTACTTCGGGTATTTTGTTGTCTTTAGGCAACCCGCCACCAGGAGTTGCCATCCTATCCAGACCCATGCCAACCCAAGCCAGTGTGTCAACAAAGTCATCATGGCGGCTATTCGGGAACTTTAGTAATTCATCTACAGCCTTTTGTGTCCACGGGGATGTTTTTGGCAACTTGACCTTTTTCATAGCCATTCGGCCTAATATGGACTGCGCTCGTTGCACCTTATTTGCTACCGGTGTCACTTCCTCAATGCGGCAATATGTTTTTTCCTCTGCCATGCGCTTGCGCAAAAATGGCTTGATTGCCTTGCTGATATGGCCTTTTTCAGCCCACCAGATTAACGGTTTGTGCTTTTGCATGAGGTTTAGCATTGCTGTTACTACTTTATCTGTGGGCTGCTTTTCCCACCAGCAATCGATTAGATATATGTCATCGTTGCCGTCAACGCCTACAATCAACAGGCAAGTTGCATCATTCCTTGTCTTATCCACGCCAACAGCATGATCTGATGCCGCATAAATTCGTAAATCCTTGGGCAAATCCTTCTTATCGTAGAAACTCAAATTTGCCCTATTGAACAAATCACCATCTTCCGGCGTAGGTCTTTGCTGATACAGTGCAGTGAATCCACGGCTATCAAGTCGCCGCTGCGCAGTCATAAACTCCATATCAAAGCGTTCTGGCCACAACAACTCGCCAACCTCGCGCCCCAGAGGGTCATCATCCTCTGCTAATGCCGGTAAGTTAATGATCTTCCACTTGGCAGCTTCTTCTGGCGTATAATGCGGATTAGTGGGGTCAGTAAGCCTACCAATCAAGTCATCTTCGTGCCACCTAGTCTGCACAATCACAATGCTGGCCGATGCTGTCATCAAGCGGGTCATTAACACTTGAGTAAACCATGTCCAAAGCTGCTCACGCAGCGTAGGAGAGCCAGCTTCCAAGCTATCCTTGATAGGGTCATCGAGGATCACAAAGTCGCCTCCACGGCCTGTTATCGAGCCTCCACGGCCAACAAAAACAGACATACCGCCGGAACTTGTTTGAATACGAGACTTTGAAGCACCGCCCTGACGCAGACTATGATGCGGAAAAACGTGTTTGTATTGCGGAGAAGTCATAATCGCCCTGCAATCAGCACCAAAGTCCTTGGCAAAATCTTCGTTATAGGTGGCAAATATTATGTTTCGGTAATTATCTTTGCCCACCAGCCAAGGGATAAACCGGCGAGATATGAGTTCAGACTTGCCGTGCCTTGGCGGCATACACACTATTAAACGCGGTATATGGCCCTTTTCTACCTTTTCCAGCACTTTGGCCAACGCTCGATGGTGCTTGGCATCCTTGAAGATAGACATTTCGGTGTTATCAAAATCTTCGGGATCAGGCATTGTAAATTTAACAAACTTTAGAAAATCATCGCGCCCTTCAATAGCTATCTTCTGCCGCTTGGCAGCTGATATGCGCTTTTCAAGATCGTTTATCTGCTTCGCCGTTGCCATTAAACCGGCACTCCTTCATTTTTCAAAACTTCGATGTTTTCCATTTCCAAAGCTGTATCAGTTGTATGCTTGTTGCGGTTTAGCCAACCATCGCCAAACGTATCGAATGTTTTTAGTTCGCGGTAAAAGAGTTCCCGCTCAACACCCATAGCGCGGATAATGTCGGACGGCTCCATTTCAGCTACAGCTGCCAGAGTTTGCGGCCCAATACCGCCGTCAATGGTAGCGCCAACAACCCTTTGCAATATTTTACCAGCCCTGCCGCTGCCGGAATTAACGGCAATATCAAAAACTTGGAGGTCAACGCCGGTAGGCAAGTCCTCGCAACGGCAACGCAGCCAGTAATTTTCATAATAGATTGGCCTTACGTCAGATTCTTTTAATCCGCGCATAGTCTCTTCGTCTGCATCAGTCTCATAAAACTCATCGTAAACAGCTTTGGTTACGCCAAGATTGGTCTGGCCGCCTGGATCATCTTTGTGCCAGACATAACCACCTTCTGACTTCAGCATTATTTTCAAGCAATAATCGAAATTATGTTCCATCACTTTTTCCCAAAAAACTTGGTTGCTGATCTGACGGCAAATGACGCGCTCACAATCACGCCCAAGGTATATTGATAGTAGTCAGGCATAGCCTCTAAGGCCGCAAAGCCCTCGGCCACAATCTCCCTGCCCCAATCGCCGCAAAAGGCAAGGATTAGCGGGATCGAAAACAGGATGGTCAGCCATTCATCTTTCCATGAGTTCTGGCTGCCCTTCGCCATCAGCTTTTCCCACTCGGCAGTCGATGTCGCTGCTGACACCATTACGGCAGCTTCGCTTTCTGCCTTAACCTTTGCCACCGCAGCTTTGCCAGCTTGCTCGGCAGTTTTCTTGTCCATCCATGAACCAACAAGGCCGCTGATAGGCCCAATTAACGCCTGTATCATTTCCTAGCCATCCATGCAGTTGTAGTCATATAGCCGCCGACTATTCCAGCGCCCGAAATATAGAAAAGGTTAGAAATGTCCGAGAGCGCCTTAACTCGATCGAGCGGCACAAAGAACATTGCGACTGTAAAAATTCCCATTGCAATCAAGGTAAATCGAGCCATCCTCAGTTGAGCCAAGTTCTTGCGTGACTCATCCTCGGTTTTTTTAATCTCTTTTACGCTTGCCAATTCCTTATCGCTAACGATGCCGTCACCATCCGCGTCATAATCGGCAAACTTAGATTTTTTCTGTAACTTTTTTTGCATTTACAAACTCATTAATATCTTGACGTAAATTCCGAGTGCTATGACACCGCATAGCATTACTGCGCCAGCAATAATAAATGTAATCATTTGCTCCCGTTTATGTTGTGCCAGTTTCAAAGCCCTTTGCCGCCTTGCCCTTTCTTCTGCAATCGTTTGTTGCAACCTTTCCCATTGTCCTGGTGATCCATAAAGTTGAAACAAACTCCTCATTTCATTCCGTAAGCGCCGCACTTCTTCTTGTTTGAAATGCTTTTCAATAGCGCTTTCCTCAACAACGCCCAGCTTGGAAAAGATACTATTCTTCTTTGTCGATACCCCATGCTGTAAATCTGCTTCAGCTTTTGCATACTTAGAAATATGACCGCTTAACGATGCTAAATCCCGACCAGCTTTAACCGCAGCGGATATTGCTCCGGCTGCGCTGGAAATTGCTGCATACGCTGATAGTGGATCAACCATCGATTTTGCCCCTTATGTCAGTCGTTTCTTTCAACACTGCGGCTCAAAACACGATCTAGTTTATCCTCCACACGATGCAGCCCTTCCATTACACGCATCATGTCATCCCTAGCATCCGATCTTGTAGCGTAGTCCTCCCTTGTTCTATTCAGTAAAATTTCTACCCTCTTAACCTCTTTCTGCAAAGTCGATGCCCAGTAAGCAAAGCCCATCACCACTATTGCAATCAGGCCGTCAATGATGTGGATAAGGTTGCCCATCAGCCAGCAATTTCCATTAAAACAAAATTTTGATGATAATTGTTAGGGGCTGCTTCTGTAACTAATGTTATTCGATTAGTTGTACTCGCAGTTGCTAATTGGATTTGATAAGTAACTTGAGAAATAGTTGCTGGTGAATCCAATGCTGTCAAACTTACAGCATGATAATTGTTTCTATTACTAGCACTACCATCTCCAATATATGCACCTACAAATCTTCTTTGAATTATAGTGCTACCACGTTTAATTAAAATTGAACCTCTGTTATTTACGCTACTAGCTGCGTAATTATCTATTCTACCAGTAAACATAACTAGTATTTTGTTACTTGCACTTTGAGGCGTAATTGATACGTTAAAACCAGTTGCATCTGAAAGAGTAGATGATTCTGTAAAATAATTACTTTGTGGAATAGTGCCTTGAACAACTTGTACTATTGCTCCAGTTGGTAAACCAGCCGATGTAACTGCGCTAAGAGACTGATTGTTCAGTTTTGTTAATCCCATATCAGTCTCCTATTTTAATGCTGTGATAGATAAAATTGGAATGTCAGCCCAACCAGCGTTACCACCATCCCAATAATGAGTATGATGCACTTTGCCAGGATAACTGGCATTATATCTTCTAATCGTCATATCTATTGTTTTTGATGAAGTCCAACTAGCAACACGCCCTGTTGTTGTAGAGGCAGAGCCGCCAATAGGAATACGCCACTTAAACTGATTATGAACTTGATCGTATGTACCAGAACACCCAGAAGTTTGTCTTGAGTCTGTGATTTGCGTACCATCTATTCTCAGAGCTGTATGATAAATCCCAGGATAGCTTGTGTTTTCCCACGCAACTTTATATTGAAACTCGTAGATTACGCTAGTTGCCCCTGTCGGTGGGGTATAAGAAATACTAGAGCCAGTAATAACTACATGACTATCAGTTAAACTATAACTAGCTGTTACATCTGTTGGTGTATAAGTTCCGCTTGGTACTGTTATAGCTTCGCCATTACAAGCAACCGTAAATGTTTCTAAAATGTTACTGCCGCCAAAATCAAATGGATTACCAGCCGCAGTTTGGATGGAGTCTACTTTTAATACGCTCGTCATGTGTATCTCCTATCCTATTTACAACCATAAATATTAATTGTGCCAGCCGTAAAGGTTGACGATGTACATACAACTTGAACACTTGTTATTGCTGCATTGTTTCTCCAATGCCCTGACTGAAAGTTTTGAACATCATTTGTTCCAGTATCTTGAATTGATGACCACTCTGTTGATTTCCAATGAGCAGTACCATTAGGGAAATAAACACGCATGATTGCGTTGTTGTTTGTGTTTCCGTTGGTGAAGCCAGCAGCGCCTGTTTGCCCCAAATGAAAGCTAGTTGTAGTACCACCACCAGCACTAGGAGAGTTATTAGCGTCCTCTGTAAGCCTTGCCCATTTATAATTAGAGCCACTATCAGAGTTAAACCTAACACTTGCTTCATATCCAGCAGCCGCATCAAGACCATAAATATGAATTAATAAATGGTTAAAATCTGAAGAGCTAACTGATACAGAAGTTGATGCTCCTGATATTGAAGATGTTGCTAACAAGTTAGTAGTAGTTGGCATTAGCACTTGACCACTGCTATTAATTGTCATTGCTGTTGTACCGTTAGTATGTTGGAGGGTTTCCACTCCTATAATTGAAGCCATGTTATCCTCCTATCCGATACGCGATAATGAACCTACTTGATTGTCCACCGAAGTAAGTCCTAGTGCTTCCTGTTGACTGATAAATTTTAGCAGTAACAGTATCACCTTCCTTTAGATAACGAACCCCATCACAGTGTACAGTTGGATAACGGTAGTCTGAGTTGCTATTGACATTTATCTCAGTAAACCACTCAAAAGGCTGACTGTCTGGCCCAATGCTTATTGTGAGCATGTCTCTCGTTGAAACCCAATCTTGCCGACTTCCAACCTTGATCCAATAATATCCAGCTAATCCTGTTGGTATTTTTATTCTGTTACTACCTAAATCAGCTAATCCATGTGTATCAACAAACACCGTGTCTATTACCGATACTGTAGTAGTAGCATTAGCTACGCCAGTTTGAGGCGATGCACCATAAACATGCACAAAAGGAACTGTTGGAAGTTGAATAAGATTACCAGTTGTTTTTGGCTGCAATTCATCTACATAAAGTTTACTCATATCACACCACCGTAAAAGTTCCGTTGACGGTCAAGGTTGTGCTTGAGCCGATTGTAAAAGGGCCAGCTACCAAAGCGTTCTCACCGCTGGCAATTGTTGTATTATCTGTAAGGCTGTTAGGGTTAACTCTTATGTGCGCTGCACCACCACGGCTGATTGTTGAGGACAGTTTGTTAGTATCCACTGAACCGTCTGTTGGGGTCACAGTGTTACCTACCTCACCAAGCGACAACACATAATCAATCGTGTCGGATGCGCTTAGTGTTTCTGAGAAGATTAGGTTACTGCCGGAAATACTGTAACTTAAATTCGGAGCTTGGGTTATGCCTCCAAGAGAAACGATTAGCTGTTCCGCTGTGGCTGGCTTGTATGGTGCGCCATTGATTGTCATTGCGTAAGTATCTGTGGCAGATGCGGCTGGCACTGTTACCATTTTGAATTGCCCCGCAAGGGGCTGTTTGCCAATATAGGGCATTAGTCTGCCTCCTCTATTGTCAGTTCGCCAGCCGCTACTTGGCGCAGGATTTCTGCGTAGTGACGGTTGGCTGGGTCAAGGGGTACATACATAGTCGCACCGTCAACGACAGTAATAATACTGACAACTTCACCGTCTAAATTATTTTGATATTTTGCTGATGTAATATTCATTTATATTTCCGCACTTGCAGTTGCCGCATTAGAACCGTCCCCAAACTTTGCATAGTTGTTGCCGGTATTATAGTAAGTAGCATTTACGTTATTAAGATTGTCTGCGGTTCCTTGAACCCCACCCCCTAAAGTTGGTGTTGCTCTCATTTCTACTGGGTATTGCCAATTTACAAAATTGTAAGGTGCGCCGTAGGGACTGATTAGACCAGTAGTTGATGTTTTGCAAAAGTACCGCTGACACTTGAGTAACGTAGTTCCTATGTCGGCATCATGCTCAAAAGGCGTAGCTACTTCCCCGATTTCAAGCTGTGCGCCAGTCATAAAAAATGTGTTGTCAGTGCTATCAAAGAAAGACTGACATCCCGGCATCCTATTAGCTTGAGTTGCGGCTAACCATGTTGAATTTATTGTGCCGCTTGTTAGGTTTGAACCAGCGTGTAAATTTATAACGCAATATATTCCAGTACCATTATTATTATCAATATCGCCTATAGAATCTGCGTTGGTGTTATTAAAAAGTATTTCAAATCGTTGCCACGATGAAGTTACAGTAAAGGTATGTGATTGTGATGAGGTTGTACTGTCCTCTTTGTAAAGTTCTGCAACATAAGTTTTAGTAGCATTAGCTTTTGCATAAAAACTAAACACTAAAGGTTTTGCGCCGGAAGTGCCAAACCCCAGCGACTGTAAATTTTGTGCTTCAATAGCTTGAATAATACTTAGCTGTTCGTCTGCTCCGATAGATGTGTCAGCAGTAGTGCAATCCAATTTCAAGGCTGTAGTAAAACCAGACAGGTCTGTAATTGCTTCTTGAGTAACAGTAAATCTTCCTGCGCTTGAGCCGCCATTAAAACAATACCACCTATCCGTAACATAAGGACTACTACTACCACCCAGTCCAGTAAACGAGGTTCCACGCTGACTAATTTTGTGTTCACCATTAATCAGAAAATTCCTGTTACTTTGGATAGCAGTATCAGTCATGCTATCACTTCGTATTTTAGATAAAGCCATAATTAACCAATCCTAAATCCATTAAAGTGACTGTAACCACCCCCAATTGTGGTGGCATTTCCA